AGCAGCAAACGCTTTACAACAACAATTACAATTAGGACAAGCGGCTCAAGGACAAGCTGGTCAGAACTTAGCTCTTCTTGGATCAGGATTACAAGCACAACTAGCGGGGTCAACAGCTGCACAACAACAAGCAGGGCAAAATGTAGGTTTACTTGGTCAAACAGGTCAAATGCAATTAGGCACAGCTCAAGGATTACAACAACAAGCTGCACAAAACGTAGGACTTAATCAAGCAGCTCTCTCTGCACAAACAGGGCTTGCGTCCTTACAACCACAACTAGCTTCACAAAACATCGGACTACTTGGTCAGATTGGTGCTCAGCAGCAACAGCAACAACAGGCTCTTGCTGAGACAGGTCAACAAGGGGCACAGATGATTGCACTAATGCCACAACAACAACTTGGTTTCTTTGGTAGTCAATTAACAGGACTAGGTGGAGGAGCTGCTTATCCAACAACATATAGTTTCTCACCAGGTGGTGGCGGACCAAGCCCACTAATGCAGGTATTAGGATTAGGTGGTAGTTTACTTGGCGGCGCAGTAGGACTGGGTAGTTTATTCAACACAGGTGGAGGACAACCAAGGATAGTATAATGCCAAATACACTTAGAAGAAAAATGTTTAAATTAGGAGGTGTTGCTAACACACACGGTGTTGGTATTACATCAGGATTAAAATTTAAAAAAGGTGGTAGAGTAGAACCACAGGCGACTTTTGGTGTTGGTAACAACGCTCTTAGAAAAATTGGTCCAGATGGAAAAGAAAGAGAAGCACACGTTACATTTTTACCTTTTTTAGGGTCAGGGGCTCTAGCTCTTGGAAGAGCGGGTTTAGCTGCTCTTAGGTCACCGACAGTTAGACAAGGGATTACAAGCGCAGGTAAAAGTATTAGAGACTTTATAAGCGGTGGCACCAAACTAGTAGGAGGCAGACCTAGTGCTGCTCAAATAGCAAGAATGACGCCCGCAGAAAAAACAAGAGTTTTAGGCAAAGTTGGTTTTGGACCGGGTGGTAGATTAAGTCAAATAGCAAGAGGTGCCGATGTTGCAACAACTGCTTTAGCTCCAGCTGGAATAGGAGCAGCATTATTACAAAGGGCAGGTGTTGTGCCGCAAGAACCAGAAAGTTTAGGTGGTAAATTACTCACAGGTATTCCAAAAACAGCCGTAGACCTTACAGCTCCAGGTGCAGCTACTTTTCTATTTCAAGCATTAAGATCAACGAAAGATGATCCTAAAACAAAAAGTTTATCTGACATAATCGCTGGAGACACAAAAGAGAAAAAAGATGACGATGAACCAAGTGCTGATCCGATGACAACTGCTGAAAACATAGAGGCTGAAATGGCTGCATTAAAAGAAAGAGCGTTGGCAAGAGCTGATCTATATAGAGATATCGTTGGCAGACCTAGTAATGTGCCTGCTATTTCAGAAGCACTACTTGCTTTTGGTGCTACAGCAGCACAAGGCACAGGAGATGACAAAGCAGACATAACAGCAGCAATAGCTGCTGGTTCACAGAAACTTCTTGATGAAGCAGCTAAAAGACGAGAAACAGATCAAAAATTAACAGGTCAAGCTATCTCAGATATTTTGGCAGATGAAGCAACTCAAAGAGCTATACTGGCAGATGCAGCTAAAGCTGGACCAAACAATTTAATTCAAACACAAAAAGTGCTTGAGGGTTTAAATGCAGGTATTACAGAGGTGCTACAAGTTAATACAAAGAACGAAGTTATTAATGCAAGACCGGGTGTAGTTTATATTGATGTAACTGGTGTAACAGGTAAAAAATATGTTGCTATTAATTTAAGTAGTGAGAATAAGACTTTTGATGATCCAGAAAAAGCAAAAGAGTTTGCACAAACCCAGAGTGCTTAGTCATGGTCGAGATTAAGGCAACTCCGATCAAAGTTAATGTAACCAACTTTAAAACTAATTTTAATGATAACAAAGTAGGTACTATACAGAGCGTTCTGTCTGGTATAGCTGCTGGCCTTATAGATATCCCAAAGGGTGCTTTTTCACTTGGTGCCTCTCTTATGGACATAGGTTTTGGCACTGACAATGCAGCTCAAGTAGAGTCATTTTTTGATGATCTTACTACGTTTGATGAAAAAGCAGAGGCAACAACAGCTGGTAAAATTACACGTATTGTTACAAATTTAGGTATACCTGGAACTGCTGCATTTAGATTAGGGTCAAAATTAACTAAACAAGCCATAGAGGCTAAAAAAGCTGGTACGTATTACAAGATTACAAAAGATGCAGATGATAAATTACAAAAAACACTAACAACAAAAGGTAGGTTCGTAACTACATTGGGTGGAGCTGGTGGCGTTGGAGCATCAGATGCCATATTTGTGGGTGACCCTGAAAGAGTTGGCACGATTGGTGATGCTTTTAATATTGGTCCAACACAGCTTGCTGAGAACGATGAAAATAACGCCGCAAGAGAAGTGATGAATAGACTTAAATTTGGTGTTGATAGTGCTTTTCTTGGTGGCATTATCGCTGGTACAGGCACAG